AGATGCCCTGTAGTGCGTTCTGTTGGGGGTGGGGCCGTTCAGAGGCTCCACACATCGCGTCACACGCGTCACATTCGGCGTCTTATAGGCCCCATTTGCGCGTTATACTATCGTGGCATTGCCTCAGCCCCGGTGACCGCGCCATTCGCGCGCTGAATCCTTCCAGGGCGCGCCTTACATTGCTTACGTTCAGCGCCATGCGTGCGGCGGTCATGCTCGGATAGTAGCCCCTGCGGGCCAGCAGCGCGATCAGCAGGTGGCGCGCGTCCACTATCTCCTCCGTTCGGCTCCTGGATATTATGTCGCTTTCAGGCAGCTCCGTGGCCTCGCACACGTCCTTGAGGACGCTTGTGAATATATCTGACTTTATCATGTCGCAAAAGGTTTTAGGCTTTAGACTATGTGAAAAGGCCGCGGTGACGGGCATCACCGCGGAATAGGCGCCTTAAAAGGCGCGTTACGCTAAAGTCTGAGATAGAAGCCGCCGGTGGCTCCGATGCCGCCGGTGACCTTGCCCGAAGGCGCGATCAGGACGGAAGGCCCGACCGCGATTCCGAAGCCCCAGCGTTTCGGCTCCGTGGCGTAGCCTTTTGTTATGATTTTCGTTTGGGGATAGATCTTGACATACTCCAGCTCGGTGCGGAAGCCGCTTACCCCGATGTCATAGTTGTCGCCACGGTAGCGGCTGAGCAGGATGGGAACCTCGACCTCCACCGTGTCATGGATGATGATCGTGTCATGGATGGTGATCGTGTCGGATGGCTGGACTATGGCCAGACGCACCGTGTCTGTCCTGACGGTCCGGATTTCCTTCACAATCGGCCTGTAATCGATGATCGTGTCGCGGATGGTAAGTGTGTCCACCCGTTCAGTCAGTGCGTGGGATGCGCTTCTTTTGCCGCCGAGGAAGCCAAGCCCCAAGGCTATGAGGGCGGTCGCTATGATCACAAGTGTCGTTTTCGGTCGCATAACTCATTGTTGTTAAAGATTGGCCCTCCGTGCCTCACGACAGGGAGGGCCGATAGAAAAATTTAATACTAACAGTAACATCGCCCCGATGGAAGGCCGGGGCGCGGCCTTGTCTTGTTCCCCCCTAGTAGGCTTGCTTGCAGAGGCAAGGGGGGCTATGTTTCCGGCTCAGATCCTTTCCCCCTTGTAGCTCTTGTTATACAGCAGTTGCCTCCGTTGCGGCCCTCCCTTGCGGTGGCTGATGTGTACGAAGGTAGGATAGAGGATCATCTGGTCAACCTCGTTCCAGATATCCGGCGCGCTTCTGACCACCTTTGCCAGCAGGTACGGATCCGCCGCCGCTATGTCCGCGGCCTCTCCTTTGATGTGCTGCGAGTTCGGCACTCCGTTCACCTCCCTGTTGAGCTCGGGGCACCTGTATCCGCTGCTTATCCGCAGCGGGTGCCCGACCGTATTCCTGAGAGGCTGGAGAATCGTCTCCACAAGCTCCTTCACCGCGTCGCGCACCGCGAACGAGGTGATCACGTTGCAGATTCCTTTGCGGGCCGCCGTGGGCGACGCCTCGAATTCCTTATAGCTGAAGTCCTTGCTTATCGTTCCCATCGCTGATGTCTGTCTTTACGGAGCCGAATGGCGGCTCCCGGTCAATGCATTGTATTTTCTTGCACCTGAACGCGTTCAGGTAGGCCACGCGGCTGCTCAGCTTGTCCCCGCGGTCCCTCAGCGCGCCTATGCTCTTATAGAGCTGGTCGATCTGCCTGTCTTTCGCGTCCACTTGCGCCCTGAGGGCGTCCGCCTCCTCCTTGACCTCCTTCAGAAGGCCGCGCCACTGCTCTATGGTCTTGGCCACGTTGTCCAGGACGGAGGAGGTCTTGCGGTCTCCTATGAGGTAGATGGCGGTGAACGCCCCGGAGGTGATCAGGGCCGTCATTATATGGGTCCAGTCCATGTCAGAACGCTATTATAAGGCCTCCTATCATGGTGGCGATGTGGATCGAGAAAAGTGTCAGGATCACCGATCTATGGCCTGTGCGGGCGGCCTCCGTGTCGTCATTGAGGCGCGTGTCCGCGGCCATTATCACCAGGGCCAGAACGTCTCCCGGAACTGGCGCGATGTACGCCCCAAACGGATCCATGTTGCCGCTCCTGCCTATAATGACCAGCAGTATCACGGTGAGCGTCGTGCTGGCTATTATGGCCAGTCCTGAGAGTGTCTTGCGGTCCTTGATCCACTTCTCGATTGCTTGCTTTAGATTCATAATTGTTATAGATTAAATGGTTATGACATATAACCCCACGAGCGCGGCCAGGTCGTGCGAGAGAGCCTGCCCGCTGTCCCTGGTGCACTTGTAGAGGACGCCGCCCTGCGTGTAGTACTTGCCGTTGAATATCTCCATAGGCGGCGTGTACGGGATCGGGTCGTCCTGCGTCCCTGCCGGCTCGACCTCGATGACCTCGTAGAGGGCCGCGGTGTCCAGGCTTGGCGGCTGGTTCTCCAGCACTGCGGCCACATCCTGGCGCACCCTCCAGAGCTTGCCGTCGTGGGACGCCACCTGTCCCTTAGCCAGCGCCTTGCCGACATAGGTGTCCCATGGATACACCAGCAGCGGCCTTTTCAGCGCCTCCTCGTCGGTGATGTCTTTGCGCCCGTTGTACTGTTCCAGCAGCAGCTCCCGCAGCTGGTCGTCGATGGTCGGCTGCGGTTCCTCCGGCTCATGCGGCGTGTACGGCTGCCAGCCGTCCGCCAGCACCATCTCCTCGGTAGGGTTGACCGTCTGGAGGCCGTCCTTGACAATGACTATGCGGTGGCGCTCCCTGATGATGTTGTCCTTGATGTAGAATTGAGTGTCCATATTATGATAGTTTTTTTATGATGAAGGTGCCGGCGGCGTTAGAATAACGAGAAAAACCATCGCCAATTTTTATGGTTACGTTGACCGTTCTGCTAACTTCTTGCGTTCCGTTTACGTAGAGTTCCACGTCCATTGTGTAGTAAGGACTGGAGATCGATACAGTGTTGACCTTAAATCGCAGCTCCAAGGCGATGCTGTCGCCCGCGGACACAGTCTTATCATATAGCGAGGTGCCTAAAAAATTGATGTAAAGCCGGCTATACATAAGTTGTGCGAGGCACTTTCTTGCATTACTGCTGCTGCTGCTATTCCCTGATATCTCGAATAGAGTGAAGTATTGGGAAGATGGTATCGTTCCCGCCCAGCTTACGGAGTAGGACGCCCCGACCTTAAAGTCCATCGGCGGCGTTATCGGTGTATTTTTAGTCGCGGTGGTGGTATTCACGAGCGTCCTCCCGCCTGGTGCGCAGCCCATCATTAATTTCCTCATCATGCCCATGTTCTTACCCTCCTGTTATGATGACGCCTTGAATACGCCGATAGTGGCGCAGTTGTTGACGATGACCAGCTGGCAGCAGGTGTTGCCCTCGAACGTCGGAACCTCGCCGTTCTGCCAGCGCACGTCTGCCGGAACTGTCAATGTGTATTGGGAATTGGCTACATAGAACTGGCAGCAATACTCCTGCCCGTCCATATCCGCCCCGGCGGGCAGCGTCAGCGTCAGGCCCGTACACCTGCCTATGATGTGGAACTTGTCGGCGGCCAGCTCGATGGACGGTGTGTCCGCCACATCTGAGGTCCCGTAGCCGATTGTGTTCGGGAGGGTCTTGACGACCTCTCTCTTCCTGACATACCCATCGAGGCTTTGGTGTTCGGTCAGGAACCCGCTGTCGTTGGTCAGCTGCGATGTCTTTGTCGGGACGTCAGAGGCTTTGGCGAAGCCGGTCAAGTCATCCTGCGTGACGATTTGTTCAACTCTTAAGCCAGCCTTGTACGTGCCATTCAGCGATGATACGACAAGCGTGATTACGTAGCTGTTGCTCAATGTCGCTAATACGATATAGGAATTGCCCTCGTTAGTGGTAGTGGTGGACGAATACACATTGCCGTAAGCCATGAATGTCTTGCCAGCGTCCGTGGCGGCTTTGACCTCGTTGAACTGTTCCGCGGTCAGGGTCGCCATGCTGCCCCCCGAGGCGGAGATGAGATTCATCAGCCACCCGATGTCGTAGGTCTCCATACCCGGATCGCCAGGATCGCCTTTCGGCCCCTGCGGTCCGGTCTCGCCGGGGTCGCCTTTCGGTCCCTGCGGTCCGGTCTCGCCGGGGTCGCCCTTCAATCCCTGCGGTCCGGCCTCGCCGGGGTCGCCCTTCAATCCCTGCGGTCCGGTCTCGCCAGGGTCGCCTTTCGGTCCCTGCGGTCCGGTCTCGCCGGGATCGCCCTTCGGTCCCTTCGGTCCCTGTGGCCCCGTGTCTCCAGGGTCACCCTTTGGCCCTTGCGGCCCCGTGTCTCCAGGGTCACCCTTTGGCCCTTGCGGGCCTGTTTCTCCAGGGTTGCCTTTCAGTGATAGGAGAAAATCTGCTTCGGTCCCAACATTCCCCGCTTCGAGCCAGAGATCATAAGCGCTTTTACCTTGCGCTCCTTTGTCGCCAGTGTCTCCAGGGTCACCCTTTGGCCCTTGCGGCCCTGCTTCTCCTGGGTTGCCCTTTGGCCCTTGCGGCCCCGTTTCTCCCTGGTCGCCCTTCAAGCTCTCTATTGTTACGACTCCTGTCTTTCCGTTCACCGATGTCACGATGCCGGTCAACTGCGAGCCGTTTCCGACGAACTTTGCCGCCTGGACGTCGGCGGGGAACTGTGCGTTGCCTTCCATGTCCCACGAATACAGATGATCATACTTTGATATAAAGTTAGGAGTTGTCCAGACGTTCGTGCCATACAGTAATATGGCACTGATCATTAATCGGCTACTATACTGTATGTTTGGCGAGACACCCCCTATGGAAAAGGTAAGACGAAGATTATAATATCTACCCGGTAAATTAGAGCCGAATTGTACGGATGCAACCGGAATGCTGTTCCACCCACTCCATCCGTTTATTATAAACTCCTGCTTTTCGATATATTCATCCGGGGCATCCTGTTTGGAATATTCTAGGACAACCTTGCAGTTTTGCGCGCCGAACGTACTTATGTTGATTAAAATCCGTCTTAAGTCTATATATAAGCCCATTTTATACCCGCATAACGTTACACGAACTAATGCCTTGGTATAATCCTTGCATAATTCAGGGCCCCCTATATAGATGCCAGGGGAGCCTTGTGAGGATAATAGGGATTTTTTATATGAATCGCTCAGTTCATAAGTCGCCCATGTTATGCCGGCGTCCCTGCTGTAATCGACAGTGATGCCTGCTGCGGAACAGAGCTCACCGCGATTTGCCCTAAAAGGGGCTCCCTTTGCGGCATCTATTAAGGTTACACCACCCTGCAGGCCGACGCTGCTGGGCCTTATTTGGTGTTCATAGACTTCCCTCTTCGGATGCACATGGTCGCTTCTGGAGAATGTGTTCTGGGAGCCTGCTGATGCCGTCCCCTCCACCCTCGGTGTTGCGTTGGAAGCCTTGGGCACATCGACCAGCGCGGCTGCGGCCTGCTCGATCTCCTGCTTGTCAGCCTCTGTGAAGTAGTCCGTCCCTTTTACTGGCGTGTAGCCGGGCTCTCCTTGCGGTCCTGGATCGCCAGTATCACCCTTAGGCCCTTGGATCGCCCCGTTGTTGACCCATTGCTTGCCTACAGCGTCCCAGACATAGATATCGTAAGGAGCCGCGGTCCCAACGCCGTAGGCAACGCCATCTTCTGGGGTCGCCACGGCTGCCTGCAATGCTGACAGCGATTCATAATAGCCAGAGATGGTAAAGGCCTTGCCGTCTTCACCTTTGGCACCTTTGGGCCCTTGAGGCCCCGTTTCGCCTTGGTCGCCCTTTGGTCCTTGCGGCCCCGTGTCTCCGGGGTCGCCCTTTGGCCCTTGCGGCCCAGTGTCTCCAGGGTCGCCCTTTGGCCCTTGCGGCCCTGTGTCTCCAGGGTCGCCCTTCGGTCCTTGCGGCCCCGTGTCTCCAGGGTCGCCCTTCGGCCCTTGCGGCCCTTGCGGCCCTGTTTCTCCTTGGTCACCCTTTGGCCCTTGCGCCCCTGTTTCTCCAGGGTCACCCTTTGGCCCTTGCGGCCCTGTTTCTCCAGGGTCGCCCTTTGGCCCTTGCGGCCCTGTGTCTCCAGGGTCACCCTTTGGCCCTTGCGGCCCCGTGTCTCCAGGGTCACCCTTTGGCCCTTGCGGGCCTGTTTCTCCCTGGTCGCCTTGTGGCCCTGTTTCTCCCTGGTCGCCTTGTGGCCCTTGCGCCCCTGTTTCCCCTTGGTCGCCCTTCGGGCCCTGTGGGCCTGTCAACTCCTTGAGCTGCTCCGGAGTGAAGTCAGCATAGGTGAAGGCGTCTCCAGTGTCGCCTTTCGGCCCTTGCGGCCCCGTTTCGCCTTGGTCACCCTTAGGCCCTTGCGGCCCCGTTTCGCCTTGGTCACCCTTAGGCCCCTGCTGGCCGGCGATGACCGTAGGTGTGTTGTCGGAATATCGTGATTTTCTCCGTTGTTGGCATCCGTCCAGTGTCCTGATGATAGTGCGGTTCGCCTTGAAGGTCTTGGTTTGGTATTCCGGAAACATGCATGCGTTCTGGCGGAGATAGTCCAGAACCTCCGTCATGTAGCCGTCCGCGGCCGCGAACGCCTCACGATATTGCCGCATACGCTCGCTGCGTTCAGCGTCCGCGCTGTTGTCCTCGGTCTTGACCACCGCGCCGTAGCGGGTGCTCTGGATGTTGCCGTCTCTGATGATTCGGGCGTAGGCGTAATAGGCCGCGGCCGTCCGCAGACCTGTGAGCCATCGCGCTGTGCCGTCAGATTGCGCCCATTCGCCCCCGTCCAGCAGTGTGTCGTATCCGGCGGGGGTGTCGTCTTGCGTTATGGCTATGAACAGTGCGTCACCGATTTTAGGCTTGATGTCCTGTCTTTCGGCTTCGGCGATGAGCGAGGCCGCGATACTCCGGTCCGCGTTGCAGGCGCGTGCCAGGCGTGATATGTCTTCCAGAGTGATAAGATGTCTCATGCTCCTTGTGTATTGGTTTGTCCGGTGATGTAGGTAAGCCGTAATATGGCCAGAGCCTCTAGCGTAGGTTGCTCCGGCAGTGGCTTGTCTGGGGTCCAGTAGCTAAGGATTTCCCTGTAGATCCGTGTGAGCACTCCCTGAAGCTTGACGCATCGGTTGGCGTAGTCGGTGGTGATATCGGTCACCAGTGTGCCGGAGAAGCCCACCTTGCCGTTGCGCAGGCTCAGGAAGCCCTCTTGGCCGAAACGGCTGTAGATGCAGTCCTTGACCTCGGTTGCCGTGGCCGTGAACTCCTTGTCGAGGTTATCACCTTGTATGGGGATGAATTCCGGCTTGTCCTCGGAGTTCTCGATGGTCACGTCCATAATTTTCATTGCGTTCTTGTCCCCTTGCAGGGTCCGCAGCTCTTCTGCGTAGTAGCCTTCCGCATCTCCGTAGCCGTCGATGTCCTCACCGTCGTTCGGCAATCCTTGGCTGCGATAGTGCACCCACGCGCCCGCCGGGAGAAAGTTCATCCGCGCATTCCGGAGCATCAGGTTGCTGAGGCCTTCGTCGGTGCTGAGGTCGGTAAGTATTGAGTCGTATTCGGCCAGCGGGTACTGCAGATGGCCCGCGCGGCTGTAATAATAGATCTGGCCTTTGTAATGCAGGGGCCCGCCCGCGTCCATCATCTGGGTGGCCGCCCGTTCCGGGTTGAAAACGTCTATATAGTCGATGTTTTCCCTTTTCACCTTCACTGTCTTGCCGCAGCGTGTCAGCCTTCCGGTCCAGTCCGGGTGTATCGCCACCTGCAGGATGTTGCCGTCCTCGTCCGGCTCGCAGAGCCTTACGTTCTCGAACGGCACGTGCTGGAGCTCCGTTATATGGCCAAGCGCGTTATAGTTGACATGGATCGCGAATCCGTTGAAGCTGGCGAGATCGGCGGCCACCAGGGCGTGCAGGTCGTTCATCTTTTCGCCCTTGTGGTTGATGACAAACGCCGCGATGGCTGGAGACTTTATGCCGTTGCCCTCCAGGTAGTCGGCGTAGCGTTGCAGGCACCCGCTGCCTGTCTTGGAGTTCCCGATGATGGTTTGCGCGTTCTGGGGATACAGGTTATCCTCATCATAGGATTTGACCCCGAGCGAGCTTAGATATCGCGGGGTCAGCGAAGGTTCGGCGAATGGCAGATCTCTTGTCTTCATAAATGTCGCTTGTCTAATCGTCTATCGCTTTCGGGACGCGGTCGAATTGTGTGGTGGCGTCAGGGTGCGCGTTAAGATATTCGATGGCCAGTTCGTCAGTCAAGGTGTGGCGGTTATAACAATCGCTCCCTATCCAGACGAGCAGTCCTGCCTTCAACAGATATTGTTTATCCTCTTGCATCTTCTTGTTAATCCTTAATTGATGATAAAGTTCCATGACCCCGTCCGTGTAGCGGTGCTTGCAAGAACATTCGCGCAGGGATCGCCCCATCTCGTTCCTGTAGAGGCTTTCGATAAGGCTCCGGTCGTCCCCGTTGTAAACGGAATCGTCCCCGCCGCCTGCTATGAGCGAGCGGAGACGTTCCAGGTGTTCAAGGGCCTCCTTGTACGTCATTGCTTTCAGTCTTTCAGCCCGTCATACAGTGTCTTTCCGGCTGTGTAGTTGTCGCCAAGATAGACCTTGGCCATAGGAGCTCCTGTCTCGGTGAGGGTGAGCAGGCCGCCGCCGAAGGCGTCGCCATACGCGTCAGCCTCGTAGGCCGACATCTGGAGCCCGTTGTGGAGCCCCTTGATGATGAACGCGCTGGCGTTGCCCGCGCCTTTGTCCTTGCATTCCATGACGGCCACGAAGTCGCCGTTGAGTGCAGGGTCAAGGAACTTGTCGGCGACATCCTTGTCGTTGGTCAATATGGCGACCACAAGGTTCTTAGTCACGGTGTTTATGTAGGTTCCGGCCTCCCCGGAGTCCGTAGAGCCGCTGAACGGCTGGCTACCCCTTTGCCATACCACAAAGGCGGTCTTGCCTGTCTTTAGCGGCAGTGCGGTGACCACATTGGGGTTGGTCGTGCTGTAGGTCACTCCCGACCAGTCTATGTCGGCCCTGTTTATCAGAAGGGCCTCGTGCTCGAAGCCCTTTACGGGGCGGTTGGAGCAGTCTCCCTGCTCCAGCCCCTTTGAGATTAATCCGTCGCACCAGCTCATAACAAGCCCTCCTGTTAATAAGCCACCGCGATGAGGTTCTCGTCGCCGATGAGAGCCCCGATGGTGTCGCGACAAAGGATGTAGTTCTTCTGGTCCTTCTTCTCGAACCACGCGTCAATCTCGGCGATCTCGCTCTCGCTTTCCGAGCCGATGAGGAGGTTGTCCTTGATCGTGTAGATTGCCCTGTAGGGCTTGTCCCACGCGTCGGTGTTGGTGGTGTTCTGGAGATACGTCTGGATGATCTCGTCCATAAACGGGATCGCCCTTACGGTGACTCCGTTGTAGGTGGTCTCCGTGATGCCCATGAAGAGGGATTTCCACTGGAGCTCGCTGCCTTTGTTGCTCTTCTTGATGTCCCTGGACACCGCGTCAGCGAGGGCCTGGGTCACATAGATGATCTGGTTCGGGGCCTGGCGGAGGTTCTGCGGCGCGTCCTCGATGAGGTCGTCAAGGATTCCGGTAGCGACACCCGAGGCCCTGATGGCCGCCTTCTGGAGTGCGATGGTAGTCTTGGTGTTGGCGTCCACGGTCACACGCGTGATGTGGCCCGCGGTGCCCGCGGCTATAGCCACGCCCTCGAAGATGCGCTTCCAGAGGCCCGCTGTGACTGTGAAATACTTCTTGTCAGTGCCGGCCTTGAGAGTACCTGTGGAGTTAGTGGTCTTATCGTAGGTGCTCGCGTTCGGATCTCCGAACAACGCGAGACGCAGAACAGTGCGCTTGGTGGCCTCCTCCAGCAACGGCATAAGAATGGCGTCCATATAGTCGGTTCCGGTCAGGTCCGCCACCTGCGTCTTCTTCTTCAGTGCCGTCTTGGCGAGGGTGGAGAGCAGGTCGTTGAAACAGATCTGTTCCGCTATCTCCCAGCGCTTGATGCTCCAGGTCTTCTCCCTTGTGGCCACAAGGTCGTTGCCGTAGGTAGGGTCGCAGCCCTGCGAGGCGGATCCCAGAAGGCCGAACTGGCCGATGAGCCCCAGTTTCTTGCCGTCCAGCTGACCCGGCATAAAGTTGAACAAACCGCCCAGTCCTTCCGCGTCCACAAATGAAAGGAAGATGAGCTCTTTGAGATCCTGCACCGCGCCATTGGGTGGGGTGAGGTTAACGAAATTAAGTCCTGATGATGCCATAGTCGTCTTGATTTTTTACTGGTTCTTTTTGCGGAGAGCGTCAAGCCTTTCGGAGAGCTTTGAGGATTCGGCCGCCGTGGCTGCCTGCTTGGATCTTGTCTGGCGCGTGGCCGGTTGGTACTGGCTGGAGATGGCCTTGTCGAGCCATTCCGCGCCGCCCGCGGCCTTGACCTTGTCGAGGATGGCCTGCTCTTCCGGTGTTTTGGCCGCTGCCCTGAGTCGCTTGATCTGGTCGGTGATCTGCTGCACCGCTTCGTTCACCGCGTCCTCGTCCTCCTCGCCTGACGGCTCGTCCGCCGGCCTGATCTCGGTGATCACCCCATCGGCGACCACAATGGTTGTACCGTCCGGCATAAGATGTTCGCCGTCCGGACTTGCGGTGTCGCCGACCGCTGGGTCTTCTCCTTCAGGCTTGTCGATGGTGAGGGTTCCCCCGTCCGCTGTCTGGAGGTCGTAGCTTACCGCCTTCGGTTCGTCCAGCCCGAGGGCGGCCTGTAGCGCCTGCATCGCCTTGGCGAGCGCGCTTTGCTTTTTGTTTGGTTTTGACATGTTGAATAGGATTGATTTGTGATGTCTTGCTAACGCTGATATGGGTGGGAGTATCTCGGTTATGAAGCCCAGTTCCTTGGCCTCTTGCGCGTACATCGGACGGTCCTCGTCCATGATCGCCTCCAAAACAGCGCGGTCGGATCCGGTCCTTTCCACATAGAAGTCCAGTATCCTCGCGCTTTCGGCCCTCAGGCTTTCGGCCAGCTTGTCAAGATCCTCCGCTCTGTAGCTCTCATATAGGGAATATTCGGGATAATAGGGATCGTGGATAAGTATCTGCGAATGTGGGTAGGCCTTGCGTTCTGAGGCTGCCAGCAGCACAACGCTGGCCATGCTCGCCGCCGTACCCTCCACCGTAGCCGTTATCTTCTTTCCGGAAGCTCGCAGCTTGTCTACAATGGACCACCCCGTGGCCACATCGCCCCCGCAGCAGTTCAGCCGCAGGTCTATCTCATTGTCGCCGTCCGGAATGACCCTGAGGAACTCGTCAATATCCCTGAAGCAGACCCCCTGTTCAATGCCCCAGAATCGTAGCTCTCGGGCTTGGTTGTCATCTATAATGTCGTCAAAGATTTTCAGCTGCATAGTGGTCTAAGATGGTGTCCTTGCAAATATAGGAATAAGGCTCAATATCTGAGCACTTTTGCGTAAAAAAAAAATTAGTGGGTCGCCAGTGCCTTGACGCGGTTGGTGTTCGCCGACACCCTGTCTATCGCCTCCACGCTGACGTATATGTCCGCGGACTGCATCCCCGCCGCTATGGCCGAGGCCATAAAGTCGAAGCCGGAGTCCGAGCCCTTGAGGCCGCTGAAGGCCGCGCCGCCACCCGCCTGGTTCAATGCGGACAGGACGGGGGCGAACATCGATGTGCTTCTGGCGTTCATAACGCTTTCCCCGTTGCTGAGGCGCGCTGGGATCGAGTCGCTTGTGGCGGTTCCCGGGCCGGTCACGATGCCGCCCGTGGCGAACTTGGCCGACTTCACGCTGGCTATGGCCGAGGCCATACCGGATACCACGGTGGCTATGGTGGTCGCCACGGCCGCGAGGTTGGCGGGAAACGGCGCGCCCATCGCGCTCTTGATGCCTTCAGCGGTGGCCACGCCGGTGTCGATGGCTATTTGGGCCAGTCCCAAAACCTTGGACAATTTGGTGAGCGAACTGTTGGAATCGCCTAGGTCCGACAGGGCGCGTGAGGTCGTGTCTAGCGCGCCGGCTATCGCATCAGCCGCGTCAAGCTGCATATCCTTGCGTGCTTGGGCAAGCTCCTTCTCCTTGTCGTGTTCCTCTTGCCATTGCTCAAGCATCGCGTTTGTGGTGTCCATCATATCGGCCACCAGCGCGTCCTCGTACTCCTGGTCGAGGTCCCGCAGTGACTGCAGGAGTGTTTCGCGCTTCAGCCTTATAAGCTCGTTAGTCCCGTCCATCTGGGACAGCTTCTGGATCTCCAGTTCAGCCTCAAGCTCCATCTGGTCGCGCCTCAGCTGATATTCTCTTTGTGTCCCTTCCTCCACTGTCTTCAACTCTTCGGCTATCTCCTTCGACCTCATTTCGGCGCGCTCAAGCATCAGCTCCTTTTCCGTCTTGACGGTCTCTTTCACGGCCTGTGTCTTGTCGCTTTCTGCTTTCACTGTCGCTTTCGCCTCAGCCTTGGTGGCCCCGAGCAGCTCCTGCCTTGCGGTGACCATCTGGCCCGTGAGCTCCTTGGTCTTGTTGAAGTAGGACGTTTCCGCCTGGCGCATCTTCTCGTAGGCGGAGGCCAGCTCGTCATTCTCCTGGGCGGAGTTGTCCGCGAGCTTGGACTTCTCCTGAAGGATACGGTACTGCTCCTTTGCTGTGTCCAGGTTTCGTTTCGATATCCCTTCTTCCAGATCCGCGGCCTGCTGTAGGAAGGCCAGCCGCTCCTTTGCGCTGTACTTGGTCTTGTCGGCCGCCTGCACCTTCAGTTTTGCTATCTTGAGCTCATCGTCCGCGTTCTTCATCCTGTTCTGGCGCTCCACCTTGCTGAGGGCTATCTGGTCGCGGGTCAGCTGCTGCTCCGTCTTCATCGCATCCGTTATCAGCCCTAATTTGTCGGCGGCCTTGCCCAGCCATTCCGCCGCTTTCGCCACTACCTTGCCCAACTTCTGCATGATGTTGGTGACAATCGTGCCGACCCCGCTCAGGGCGCTGAAGGAGACGGTGACCGCGTTGATGTTGTCCTCCGAGCTCTTCAATGCCTTGATGACGGCCGCGATGATATTGGCCAGCAGTCCCAATATGGCTATCACCGGCGTCTTGCTCAAAGTCTGAAAGCCCATTGTAACATTCTTGATCGGGTTGACGGCAGCTCCCGCCGCGCCCCCCATACCTTGGAACGCCTGTGTGATGCTGTTGGTGTAGTTTCCCACGTTCCGGTAAAACCGCCCTGTGCCCTCCTCGGCATTCTTGAGTTGCTTGGTTACATCGTTGATGTGCTGCTGCAGGGCCTGTCCTTGCGCGGCGTTCCGTTCGGCCGCGCTGAGGCTGTCATACTCCTTCGTTGCGTTGGACAGCTCGGCTCTCAGGCCCGCGAGGCTGTCGGCCTTCTCGCTGTCTATCTTGACGCTGTTCTGCACCTCCTTGTTGAGCGCGGCCATCTGCTTGTTGTAGGCCGCCACCTCGTTGCGGCTGGCGGCCATCGCCTTCTGGTAGTCCTGCTCGCTCATCGTGCCGTCCTTGCGCGCCTTCTTGAGCTGTTGCTGCTTTTCCTTCTGCTCGTCGATGAGCTCGTTCCATTCGGCGATTTGGGCGATCGCCTTGTTGTTGTCCACGATCACCCGAAGGATGGTGTCCTTTGTGGTCTGTACACTAGCCATAGTATGTGAGTTTTAATAATTCGGCCTCGCTGTTCCCCTTGCTGTCGGTTCGCAGGGATATCAGGGCGAAATGAGCCCCGTATTGGCGCAGGTATATCGCGCGGCTGTAGTCCAGTCCCTGAAGGTCCAGAGGACTCAGATTCAGCCTGCATTTGATGATCGTCGGGCTTGCCAGCGCGTCCGCCATAGGCAGATAGTCGGGGTTCTCCAGCTTCTGGCTCCAGAGCTCCTCGGAACTGAAGCGGAGTGCGCAGTTGCCCCCGTCGTTGGTCACCTGCATTAGAAGCGGCTCGTTGCTCTGTAGCGCCGGCGACCATTTCCCGCTGGAGTACTTCTTGGCATACAGATCGGTCTTGCCCGTGTAGGTCTCGGTGGCCGCGAACGGCAGGGTGTACACGTCCTGTTCGGCCGGCAGCGTTGTGTCGTTGATGTCTATAGCCCCGTCAGCGTCCGTGTCCCTGAACTTGTTAGCCTTCCATCTGAACCAGTTCTTTTGCGCCTCGTAGCCCTCCACCGTGAAGCCCACCTCTGTGGGGTCCTTGTCGCCTATGAGCTTGTCCGACCAGTCAACGGACTTCTGCGAGCTTATCGCCTGGTTGAACAGGTCCTTTCGTGGCGCGAATGACACGCCGGATTCGCCTGGTGTCATCGCGAGGTTGTAAAGGGCGCATACCGCCTTCACGAGCGCGACCTGCGATATGTCCGGAAGGTTGTATGTCGTGAACTCCTGGCCGAGATACACGGTGTTGTATTGCGGCGTTACGCTGAAGGCCGACACCCGGTTTTTGTCCCATGAGTAGCTGTTGGTCAATTTGAAGTAATAGTTCTTATAGCCTGTCAGCTTGACGGTGTCGCTTACGTCCAGTGTGCTTGGCGGCCCGCTGTAGCCCCCTGGCTTGTTCTCTATGGTCACATCAATCGGCCAGCTTGTGATGTCCTGCTCTGTGCCGTCCTCAGCCACCCCGACTATCACCATATCGTTGCCCTTGCTTGCATCCACGCGGGCGTTGACGGTTACGCCCATTATAAGCGATATATTGACTTGTACCTCAGGCGCGGCCGTCTGGACGATGAACATCTTGGCGGCGCTGTCATAGTTACCGCCTTTGTCCTGATATGTGGCTGGGATCACCTTCACGTCGAAGTTCTCGGTGGACAATACGGTTGTCGTGAAACTCTGTAACGTGAAGGTCTTGGCGCTGTTGTCGAACAGCCGGTTGCGCGTTGGCAGCGGCATCGCCATATATTGCAGGGCTCTCTTATAATCGTCAGGCATGGTGTACGCCACGCCTATCTTGGTGAATATCGCGTCAAAGAGATAGAACAGGCTGACCGCCGGGTGGCAGGCATAGTCCGTGAAACGGTCGAGGTCTATCCCCGCGTCATAACTCGGCAGGAAGATGGACTTGGGCGCGGTGGCAAAGTCCGCGTAGGCCGTGTACTCCCGACTCCAAACAATGCCTATCTTGGCGAGGTCCTTGATGCTTGGGTCGCTCTCAAGCCATTTGGTAAGAGCCCCTATCTTGTCCCATAACAGCGAGACCTCGTATTCATCGCCGACCGACAGCAATACCGCTGTCGCCCCCGTGCCCAGAACGTCCGTACCGTCGCAAATGAGGGCCGCAGGCAGCGTTTTGTGTGTCCATTCGGACTCGTGTGCCACATTGCCCGGATCATCGAGAATACGGGCGTTTCTGGCGGTTTTCGGCAACTTGAATGAATAACTGAATGAGTTCTGGAACTTGGAGATGTCTCCCAGTATATTGGATCGATATTGCAGGGTTATCGTCGGATTCGCCGGCAGGTCTGCCTTCTGGTGGTTGATAAATAGCTCTATCCTCATAGCCCTATAGGTTTATGCAGTTCAAGGCCGGCAGTGTCACCGTGATCTCGAAGTCCTGAAGGTTCGGGTTGGCCCGCCGTCTGTTGCGTGTATGGGTGCCCGCGGCCACGGCCACCCGTGTCCATGTCGGAGCTGTGAGGCTCATGCCTGTCAAAAGATCCACGACTGGCGATACCGTCAGATCGGTGAGGAGTTCGAACTCGTCATCCGTTACGGCCGGGGCGCCCAGCGTCATGGTGCGGCCCGCGACCATGTTGGCCTTGAACTCGTTGCGGTAGCACCTGTTGTCAGGCATGTTCGGGTCGCCTGTGTACCGCCTTGTGAAGCTAATGGCCGCGGAGGCCGCGAACTTATAGTCTCCTCCGTAAAAGAGCCAATATCGGACGCCGCCAGACCGGCTGAGCCATCGCAGGAAATATCGCCCGGAGGACATAGGTGTCGTGTCCACCGTGAAGGGCCGGACGGCCCAGCCGCTATATTGCAGCCAGCCGGCCTCTTGGGTAGTCTCATAGCATTGCAGGCCCGGATCTATCCCTGCGAGCAATTTGTTCAGGTCGCTGGTGCCGCTCTGGTCCCTTATCAGCTGCACCAGTGCCACCTCGCTTGTCGGCCCCGTCATACCAGATGCCGTGTAACTTTTAGCTCCCTTCGCCACCGTCGTGCCGCCGAATGTGCCCCCCGCACTCGGCCTGCCGACCGTCACTGTCTGCGGCCAGTTGGGATACAGCCGGACGCGCCTGTTGCTGTTGTAGGTTTCGCCCGCATCCAGAGCCCCCGGAAGCGCCCAGATCGTAAAGTCGTGGATGATGTGAAGGCTGCTATCGCGGAGCTGGACTCCCAGTTCGGTGCCTAATGACTTACAACCACTGTAGTCCAGTCCGTGCAGTAGGGTGTCTATATCGGGCGAAAACTGCTGCAGGGCGCGCGATATGTCGAATTCTACCGTCACCTCATCGCCCTGTGAAACAGGATCCGGGCATCGCCGCTTTTCCCGATAGAACTTTTCGGTGGCGTCGTTGAAAACATCCAAATAAAGCAGTTCCCCTTGGCTGGCGGTGGTCTTGTATATTACCGGCTGCGGGCTGTGCATGAAGACGACCGCATTGGGATATGTCAATGTGGCGTTGCGTGAAGTCAATGTGGTAGTTCTCATATCTCGATAATCTCTTTACTGTTGGTGTTCAGGCGGTCGGTGACCAGATAGCCGTACCGGTCCGCGAGCCGCGCGCCTATGTTGCGGAGTGTTCTGGGGATCTCCTCTGTGTAGACATCGGTGGCGCCGCCGCCGGCCCTGTAAAGATCCGAGCCTTTCCGCATGAGGTTGCTGGCCACCGCGTAGGCGTTCAGGTCAAGCCGTTTCGCGTCGATCCACTGCTGGATCAGTTCTGCGAACCACCGCGGCGGCCTGCTGTATTGCCGCGCCCAAGGCCGCGATCCGCGCTCAAGTGTGGAGAACGCCTGGCGGCCCGTCAGCACCCCGCTCAATTGTGACACCTGGACCTTCATGCTCCTGATGGTCTTGCCTGTCGCCTGGCGCCCCGTGTTGATGATGTTGGCCGCGATCCGCTGCTGAAGCCCCAGCAGTTCCTCCCTGAGGATCCCGGCGATGCTTGCCTGTGTCCTTGCCGCCATTATTCGTCAAAGCAGAAGCCGTCCTTTTCGGCCAGATCGAACTCGAAGAGTACAACCACCAGATTGGCGTCGAACGCGTCGAACATCACCGTGTAGAGTGTTTCGCCTATTGGCGTGAACGCTCCTGTGGCCTCAAGGCCCGCAATCAGCCGGAGCCCCGTGTCCTTAAGGTCGGCCACCAAGGCCTCCACGACCGTGGGGTCGTAGTCCAGCGGTGTCTTGTGGCAGAATGCCAGCCGCATACGCTGGGTCTCAACGCCGCGCCTGTAATAGGGTCCGTCGTCAAAGAGGTAGGTCCCGTCCGTGACCTGTATGCCAAGGCACACCGTCTCGTCCGTGATGGTGGTGGCCACTTCGTCCAGAACCTGATTGAGGTAGGGGAGTGGGCCGAACTTGTACCGTAGGCCGAGCCTCTCAGCGGTCTGCCTTACTATCGTCTCAAAGTTCATAACTCTATCGTTTCATCTGCATCTCTCTTCTCTGTATTTCGGCCAGACGGCGGCTGAAGGCCGCTGTGGCCGCGTCATTAGCCCTGCACTGGTAGATCCTTACCCAAGGCGTTGAGAAGGCCTTGTCGTGGTCGTGGAGCCCCATCCTGAGGGTGTACCAGTCCGCCAACCCGAACGTGCCGAAGTCCAGCGCGTCGCATCCCGCCATCAGTTCCTGGGCGGTTGGTGGCGTGTTGGCCGCCTCGAAAAGCCGCGCTATCCGCTCCAGTTCTGCCGTGACGAAGTTCAGGACCCCCATCATCGGAAGGGCTTTCGCGGCCATCGTCCGTTTCCGCGTCCATCCGAAAAGAGAATGGCCCGCGGCCTCGAAAAGATCCGCGGGTGTCCTGGACTGCCAGAAGCGGTCCAGTTCCTCCAGCGTCAGCCCGTTCAGGTCCTTGGGCACCTTATGCAGCCCTACCTTGGCAGGGCACTCGATGGACCGGAGTTCCGCCTGGTAGGCGTCGGGCAGATATGGCTCCCATCGGAGCAGGTCCGCCACTGTCTTGATCTTTGTAAGTCTCATCGCGCTCATCTCCTGTTGGTCCTCCAGCCCGGCGCGGTCGTGGGACGGTCGCCCCGGTGCACCTGGGCAAGATGGACGAATTTTGTGAAGACCCCGTAACGCACCGCGTCCAGGGCGTGGTTGAACATGTCTATCGGAACATTAAGCAGCTTGCCGTTGGCGTCTTCCGCCCATGTGTAGTTGCGCTGCTCCTTGATGAGGTTGACGCTGCCTTTCGTGACGTAGATCTTCCATCCCTGCACCTCGCTTATCTGGGATGCGAGCTCTTTGCCCTTGTAGCTTGGCCGGACGTTGTAGCCCGCGTTCTGGATCTTCCTTATCGCCTTGGGCTCAGCGCAGTCCGCGTATATCTCCGGACCGTGCGGGCGCACCCCGTTAAGGCGCAGCGTGCGGATGATGTCCTCGTCCTGCATCCCCGTGTCGTAGGCCAGCTCGTCCAGATAAAGCGATTTGCGGCCCGTATCGGCCAATATCCGGACGAGGGCTGTGGGATCGTTGGTGAATCCGAAATCAAGGCCGTACAGCTCGATTAAGCCGTCCTCGTCGGGCATCCGGTCTATCTGCTCGAAGTTGTATATCCGCCCGCGCAGCTGGCCGAACTTGCCAAGTCCGTACACGCGCCACCAGTTGGCGTTGTGCCTGTTCGCCTCTATAGCCCTGACCTGTTCCGCGGTGAGGAAAGGGTTGTCAAGGTAGGTGCTTGTGACCAGCGATGTCCCCGGCCGCCCGCTGACCTCGTCCTGTATCCAGAATTCGTGCGTGGGGTTGTAGTCCAGCATCTTCAAGCCCTTGGTTCGGATGAAGAGCTGGTTCACTGTCTCCCAGCGCAGGTTCTGGCACTCGTTCACGAAGAGGCGGTCACGGGCGGGGCCGTGCACCTTGGCGGGCGCGTCCGCCCCGAAGAACTCGATGATGCTGCCTGAAGGAAATGTGTAGATCCGGTCGGTGGCATTCCACCGCGCCTCGTCCCACCGTCCGTCCTCGGACATTATGGCCTTGTAGTCCCTTATCGCGCCTTTCTTGAGGTGGGGGAGGGTCTCTGACACCACGCTTGTCACTGTCGGTGTCTTGTCGTATTCGGCCAGAAGGCTGAGGAGCTGGAGCGCGCTGTAGGTCTTGGTCGAACGCGTGCCGCCCCGGCTCTCTATGATGTCGAAGCCGAGGGTGTACGCGTGTAGAAGCTCGCTGAAGACCCGTGAGGTGCGCATCGGCTAATCCTCCTTGATCTTGGCCAGCTCGTCAGCCGTGCGCTGGTCTCCCACCACTATCTCGAAGCCGCGGGCGCTCACGTCCGCCGTGATCTCCTGCTTTTCGGCGTAGCCGCGGTTGCGGAACCGCGTCTTCAAGACGAAGATAATCGCGGTGGTGTCACCGCTCTGTACCTGCTTGACGAGGGCCGCCTCCGCTACATCGCCGAAGTCCGCGGTGCCTTGCGCTATGGCCTTGGCCTCAGCCTCAGCGAACTCGGGGTCCTGACGCTTCCAGAGCTCTATGGTGTCCCAGTTTATGGATCCCACCGTCCTTCTGGCCGCGTATTTAAGGCCGGCCTTCTCCACCAGCGCGGCGAGGTAAAGGTCCTTGATCTGGCGTTTCTCCTGGGCCGTGTAGCGCTGGCCCTGCATCCTTTTTATGCGTTTCGGTTTATCCTCTTCCATATCAGTTCATTTTTACAGCCTTGCGGCCCGTGAGCCGCTCCCAGCGGGTTATTATCACATCGCAGTAGTGCGGGTCCAGCTCCATCATAAGGCACTTGCGCCCCAGCTGCTCGCAGGCTATCAGCGTGGATCCGGAACCTCCGAAAAGGTCCAGAACCCTTTCGCCCTTGCGCGTGCTGTTGCGCACCAGCCGCCCGATTAGCCGGATCGGCTTCACATCGTCGGATGATCCTCGGAGGCGTTCGGTCTTGCCTCGTTGACCACGGTCGTGCTTACATCGCCGCTGTAAAGCTCCCGGAGAAGCGCCACCAGTTCCGGCTTGCTCATCCGCGTGAAATCGGCAGGCTGCTCCTCGTCCCATACGGTGGTCTCCGATCTGGAGTCGCAGAAGTAGTGCGTCCCGTCCTTCCAGCCGTACAGACACGGCTCGTGCTTCCACTGGTAGTCCTGGCGGCCCAGCACCAAGCTGTTCTTGTTCCAGATGAGTTCCTGTTTTACCTCCCATCCGGTGTCCCTGCAGGCCGAATGGACGCAGAAGGCCTTGCTGCTCGCGTGCCAAAGATAGAACGCGGCCCCCTTGCGCATAACGCTGTCAGCCGCCTTGAACGCGGCCGCGAGGAACTCGATGAACACCGTGTCGTCCATCCTGTCGTTCATTATCTTGAGCTTTGCGGCCGTGCCCCCCTCATAGTCCACGTTATATGGCGGATCGGTCATCAGAAGATCCACCGGCCCCGCCTTGGCCAAAAAGCCCACGGCCTCCCCGTTTGTGGCGTCCCCGCACATCAGGAGGTGGTCGCCGAGAGCGAAGAGATCGCCGGCCTTTGTCACCGGCGGCGCGGTGTCGGCCACCGCCTGCGAGAAGTCGTCCTCGGACGGTTCGGCCTCCGTGCCTGAATCGCCGCTCTCGACCGCTATGCCGCAGGCCGCGAGGTCGAATTCCGGATAGTCCTCCATAAGGGCGGGGAGGTCCCAGTCGCCGAACGTGCCGTTGTCCTTCAGGACTATCGCCTTGAGCTCGGACGAAGGCGCGCTGGAGGGAAAGATCACGCAAGGCAGATCCTCGTAGCCGTCAGCCTTTGCGGCCGCCAGCCGCATGTTCCCGCCTAGCACCACGGCCGAGTCCCCGTCCGGAACGACCAGCAGGGCCCTTGCCGCGAGGAGCTCGGGCGTTTCCCTCAGGCTTTGCCGGAGGCGGTCAAGCTGCGCGCCGCTCCACCGCCGCGGGTTGGCCGGGACGCCCGGTATCTGGCCGGTGTTGCCGCGCAGCCTCCACAGCGGGAGCTTCGCGTGCCAAACGGTGCACCCGCCCCATTGCGTGGGGGCGGGGTTCAGTGACCGGAGCCATTGCGGGAAGTTGTTCTGGGACATGGCGGATAAGGTGTTTTCGCAAATATACGAAAAATGCTCAGAAATTGAGCATACGCGGCAAAAATAATTTTTGAAATCGTTTGACGTTTTCAAATAATTGCTTATATTTGCATTGCGGTTCGGGGGAACCGCGAAGGAAGAGTCCGAGTCGCCTGAAAGGATAAAGGAAAAAACCGCCAAATTTCTGTAGTTATGAAGATTACGATACTCAGACTCAGAATTTGGAAACTGGTGATAACGCTCGTAAGGTTATCATTCTAGTTCCACGGCGGGGGCGGACGGGCCCCCGTTCGTTGGCGGTTTTGGCAAAAGTAAAACTATTTTCCGGATTATGAAAGCGAACGCGAAACAAAATCAGGCCCGCGGCGGCGCGCGCCCCGGGGCGGGCCGCAAAAGGACGAGGGGCAAGACCTACGGGTTCAAGGCCACCCCGGAGGTGGAGGCCCTGCTGGAGTCCTGCGAGGGCTCCAAGTCGGACGTGATCAACCGCGCCATTCTGGCCTACTTCGACCCCCTGACCTTCTCCAGGACATAGTCCTGAAGTGTCCTCTTGCCGTCAAGCGCGCCCAGCACGTCCGTGTCGACGGTGCCTGGCGCGCTTATCCTGTACACCCTCACGGGCTCCCCCTGTCCCTGGCGGTGCAGCCTCGCGTTCGCCTGCTGGTAGAGCTCAAGGTTCCAGGTGGTCGTGTACCAGACGATGATGTGGCCGCCCCGCTGCATGTTCAGGCCGTAGGCCACGGACGCGGGGTGGCACAGGAGGACGCGTATCCCGCCGGCGTTCCATCGCCTCAGGATGTCCGGTTCCCCCCTGAAGACCACGGGGCCGTATCCGGAGAGCTCCTCCGTGATCATGTCCCTTTCGCCCGTGAAGCCGTAGAAGACCAGGACGGGCGACCCGTCCGCCGCCTCGACAAGGTCCCTCAGGGTCTCGACCTTCGCGTCGTGGATCCGGTGGTAGCCGCCCTCGGTGTCGTACATCCCGCCGCCCGTGAACTGCTGGAGCTTTACCGTGAGGGCGGCGGCCTGCTGGGCGGTGACGGTCTGGCCGTCCAGCTCCATAAGGCATTCCCTCTCGAAGGCCTTGTAGTCCCTCATCGTCCTTGCGTCCAGCCGCGCCGCGGTGTCGATGACGATCATCGGCGGGAGGCGCAGGTACTCGTCGGCCGACATACTCAGGCACAGGTCGGAGACGCGCCCCGTTATCTCGTCCGCCGCGCCTTTGTTCGGCCTCCACTCGTAGACCACGTGGCCGCTCCCGTGGCCCGGCCTGAACCACCGCGTCCTGTAGGCCGTGAGCGTCCGCCCCAGCCTTTCGCCCCCGTCCAGCAGCCACATCTGGGCCCACAGGTCCATAAGGCCGTTGGGGGACGGCGTGCCGGTCAGCTCGTAGATCCTGCGTATGTACGGGCGCAGCCGCCTCAGCGCCTTGAACCGCTGGGATGTAGGGTTCTTGAAGCTGGAGGCCTCGTCAAGGACCACGGTGTCGAAGGGCCACCGCGCGCCGCCGTAGTTGGCCTCCAGCCATACGGTGTTCTCCCTGTTGATCACCGTGATGTCCGCGCCGCCCTCGACCGCCTTGCGCCTCGTCCTCTCGGTGCCCACGGCCACGGCCACCGTCAGCTCGGAGAGGTGCTCCCATTTGGCGGCCTCGTCGCTCCAGGTGTTCATCGCCACGGACTTCGGGGCGATGACCAGGACGCGCGCCGCCTCGAGGCAGCCCAGCAGCTCGGAGACGGCCGTCAGTGTGATGACGCTCTTGCCCAGCCCCATGTCCAGCCAGAGGGCGGCGCTCCTGTGGTCGAGAAGGTGCCTCACGGCCCTTCTCTGGTACTCGTATGGCTCGAACCGTGTCATCCCTCGAAGATCATCTGGTCGCGCCTCAGAAGGCTCAAAAACGCGTCAAGTCCCTCGGTGCCGTCGATGACCACGGCCGGGAAGCCCAGGCGGCGGATTTCCGCCATCGTGTCGTCCTGCAGCTTGGTGGGCTTGCGGCCCGTGCTTTTGAGCTCCGCGAAGTATGTGAGCGCGTGGGGCATCAGGATGATCCTGTCCGGGAGCCCCCTGTGGTACTGGGCGGTCTGCTTGACCGCCATCCCCCCGAGCCTTCTCACCTCGGTGGCGAGCCTGCGTTCGAGGGTCTTCTCGCTTTCGGCCTTTGGCCTGTTCTCTGTGTTCGTCTTCATCTTCATCTTGCTTTCCGCTTTCCGGCGGCAAAGGAACAATCGCGCACGCATACGCATACATATTTACGGGAGCGGGATTATGATGCTATATGTATTTTTTTAAGCTGCTTAAATCCATTTCCCCAAGTCCCAAGGCTTTTTTATTGTTCCATTGTTCCGTTTTTATTGTAAGTAATTACTATATAGTTATTTAGTTGTAGAACGATAGGGCTGAACGATGCGGTGAACAGCCGTTTTTGTGCTTTGTTCCGCCTTTGGAACAATGATTTTGCGATTTTCTCTGTTCATCGCGTCGTTCAGCCCCTTCGTTCTGGTCGTCATCTGGCGTTCCTCCGTATCTCATAGACTCGCTGGCGGCCGTAGCCACTGATGTAGCGCAGCCCCGCGTAGGTGACGTTGTCCATATCCCGGAGGATCTGGTTTATCTCCCTTGTGCGGTAACGCGTCCGTTCGTCCATAGGCTGCCTGATGCACTCGTTCAGCACCTCGATGGCGCTTATGGTCTCCCTTAATATATAAGGCTCGTTGTCGCCTATCTGCGGGCCCGTCCTGAAGAACTCCTGCCTTTGCGGGGCGGTCAGGCTTTCCCAGTTCGGCGGGAGTCTCCTGTCCAGGAATTCCCCGATGAGCCCCTTGCGGTCGTCAGACATCAGCTCGTTGTGCGTCTCCTGCCTTGCCTTGGCCGCCTTGTCCAGAAGGCCCTTGTCAAGGTACAGGGGTTCCCCTTCCCTCCATCGCGCCACCGCCTCGGCCCATATCTGGTCCACGTTCTCCTCCAGCTCCGTGAACACGTCCAGCCGCGGGATGTCCGCGCCGCACTCTATGACCCAGAACCGCCTGTTGCCCGTGTCGCCTTTCAGGAAGGCCGTCTCGTTGGTGGTGGCGAAGAACACGCACTGCCTCGGGAATACCTCCGTCCTGCGGCCGTAGGCCGGCCTGTAGGCGTCCTCCTGCTTGCTGAGGAAGGCCTTGTACGCCTCGACCGTGCTCTTCTTGTATGAGGTCAGCTCTCCTATCTCTATGAGCCATTTCCCGCGCAGGCTCTCCATTCCCTCCTTGCCCTCGATGGTGACGAGGCTGTCGTCGAACCACCGCCGCCCGAGCTTCCGGATCAGGGTGGACTTGCCTATCCCCTCGGGGCCCGTGAGCGCGAGGGTGTAGTCGTACTTTATCCCCGGCCGCATCACCCTGGCCACCGCGGCCGTCAGGTGCTTGCGTGTCATCGCCCTCGTGAGCTCGTTGTCCGCGGCCCCGAGGTAGTCTATCACCGCCGTGTCCAGCCTCGGTTCCCCGTCCCAGACAAGGGCGTTAAGGTAGTCCCTTACGGGATGGAAGGCGTTCCTGGAGACCGACAGGTCGTGGGCGTCAAGAAGGGCGGTCTTGTTGACGAGCCTGTAGCACCTCGACACGTAGTCTATCAGGCCGCCGTCGTCGCTGTTGTTCCAGAAGCCGTCCTCGTCCGCCTTGCGCCACGGCAGGTCGCGGGTCACTATGTCGCGGCTGATGAAGATGTCGCGCCGCACCGTCCCCTTGAGCCTCGGGTCGTTGTCCATTATGAGGCCGAAGTTGTAGGGCGAGGCGAGGAAGTTGCGCCCGCGGTCGTCCATCTGCATCTTGGATGTCCAGTCGGTGTCGGATCCCTCCAGCACGTCCCCGAACTCCTTCAGGAGCTCCTCGCCCTTCTCCCTCGCCCGCCTTTCGGCCGTCCGTCGGTCGCTTTCGGCCAGTTCCCTCATCGCGGCCGATGACGGGAGCTTGGTCACGGGCGTGTTCGGGTCGGCGTCCGTGTCCATCCCCCCGAAGCGGTGGATCCTGACGAGGTCCCAGGCGTTCACCTCGCGCCCGAAGGCGGGGTCCGTGCCGTGGTTGGAGAAGGCGAACCGCCCGTTGTCGTACACCACGAGGCCGGAGGCCGTGGAGCCCGCCGCGTAGGTGTAGCGGTCCGGTCTGGCCGTGGGCTTGTAGACACCCGGAAGGAACGCCTTGATGGCGGCTGGGATGTCGTACTCGCGGCAGAACGCCCCGATGATCCCTTGCTTCGCCTCGGGGTTCTCCATCTGCTTGGCCCTCTTTCTGTGCGGCCCGTCCTGCGGCCCCGCGGGCCATTCGGAGGCGTCCCTCCAGTCGTGGTAGGTGGCGAGGGCCTCGTCCGCGTCGTAGGGCGCGCCCTTGCCGCTCCTGTAGACGAATTCCGCGTCCCTGCTGGCGGAGGGCCAGTACATCAGGCGGCACGGCTCGTATGTGCTGGGGTCGAAGAGGGCGATGCCTATGTCGTCCGCGAGCCTGCGGGCTATCGGGATGTACTCGTCGGGGCTGACCTCCCTGCTCAGCGGGACGACGAGACGGTAGCGCGGCGTCCTTGCCGTGTGGCTGTGGGTGGAGTATAGGCACCAGGCGGTGCCCTCCATCATGTCCTCCACTATCCCGACCGTGCTGGCGTTGCCGTGGTCGATGTCGAGGGTGATGAGCGACCTCGCCGCCACCTCGTCCGCCTTGCGGGCGGTGCCGGCGAACCGGCCGCCCACGAAGCCGCCCACGTCCTTGGCGCGGCCCCTGGCCTCCGATGTCATCTTGTTGTACTCCGAGGCGCTCTCAGGCGTCCTCCTGACGTTCGCCAGCCGCGCGGCGAGGTCGTCCCACGTGGCCGCCCGCGCCTTCCAGATCTTTTCGGCGCGCGAGCGCCCCACTGTTATTATGTATGTGTCCATATCGCTTATATGTTTGTTTCGTCCGCGCGGGCGTGGAGCAGCCCGCCCAGCGCCAGTTCGGCGGCGCACTCGCTGTCAAGCTCCACGCTTATCATATCGACCTCAAGGCTGAGGTCCTCGATGAGGGCCGTCGCCTCGGAGTGTGTGTCCCTACCTTTCGTTTTAGTCCTGCCCATTTCCGAACAAATTAAGTTGTGTCGCTTTCTGCTCTTTCCCAAGGATGAAGTCGCAGATGAAGTTCCGTGCGTAATCCGGGCTTATCATGCTGCGTCCTCACTGCAAACCCCCGCCCTTTTTCCCGGCCTTGCCTTGTTAATAATTTTCTGTGTCTTGTCTTTCTGCTCTGTGAACCCATACGTCGGTTCACAGTTGATAAACCAATAGGCCGTGGGCTTCACAAAATAATCGCCTCGTAGCATTCGGTTCTTGTCGATGATTGTGGGGCGCGGAAAGTTCTGCGTGCCTATCAAGTAGTTCGGTGTCGTATAAGGGTTCTCAATTATCAATCTCAACCTACGCTTCACGACAATTCTGACCATCTTGTACAACAATGCGTGAAATCTTGTGCGCAGCTCCAGCCGTTCTACCGCGTCATCAATCCTCTCGTATAAAGGCTTATGGCGGTTGTTTATGGTCGAAAAGTCAAAATACATGCAACTCATGGTCTCAAAGTATATGCAAGGGAAAAACGCTATAATCAAATCATCGCAAGTAATTGAATCCCAAACTTTTGAATGTCCTTCCCCATAAGCTGTCTCAATCTCTGAGAACAAATCGACAACGTGGTCGGTCTGGCCGAAATTGTTTTGAATGTCGTAGT